CGAGGTTCGTGGTGAACGTGGCTTGTGAGTTCGGCCCGGTCGCCGTGACGGCGCCCGCCGTCGTGTACGTGGCCTTGACGAGCCCACAGCCTGCGTCAAATAGGGAGTGGGTGCAGCCGGACTGCAATAGGTTGCGCGGCATTTGAACGTTGAGCAACGCAAGGTCCGACTCGACCGAAATTTTGGCCGACTGCCTGCCCGCCGTAGCTTCGGAAACTCGCCCGGTGAACCACGGCACGGATTCGTTGTTTGTGTTCACGGCCAGCCCGCTCGCGGGCTTCTGCATGAACACCTTGGACATGGTGACGCGCGCACCGTCGAGGTATCCCGCGCGCACGGCCTGCAATAGCCCGACGCCGCCCACCGTGAGCGGGGTCGGCGCGTCGGCCTGCGGCGCGAGGGTCAAGTCGAGCGTCTGCACCTCAAGGCCGAGTTTCTGCGACACGGTCCCGCGACTGATGATGACGTTGGCGCCATAGGTGTTTGCGCCGACCGTGAGCGGGAGGTCGTAGTCGGTCAACCGTATCGTCGTGCCGCTCGTGAGCGCGATGTCGTACAGTTCGGCCTTGACGTACTGACTCGACGCGAGCGCGGCGAGCGTGTTGGGTCCTGCGGCTTTCACAGCTTCACCGAGCGGAATTTGAGTTTTTTGAGTTGCCAGAATCGGGACAGGATTTCCGTGAGGTTTAACTCGTCATCCTGAAACCGGCACCGGTAGTAAAAGGCGCCCGTCCAAATGATCGGGGCCGCGGCCGGGGGCGCCGTCGTGAACGTCACCAAGCCGGTACTCGACAGGGCGTAGTCGGTCACACTGACGGTGGCCGTCGTGGTGGGGATGTACGTTGTGGCAGCGGCAGCCGTCTCCATTTGCGCGCCCCAAGCGTAAAGGCCGCTCGTGCCGTCACCCGTGTAAATTTCCTGCGTCGTGCCTACGTTGCAAACGTTGACGCGCAATTCAAGGGTGGTCGTCGAGGCGCTCGTCACCGTGACCGAACACCGATACGCCCCGCCACCTGCGGCCGTGATCGCGGCAGACCCCGCCGTCCAACCCACCCCGGTCAACGTTGACAACGTGACGGTGCCGGCGGAAAGGTCGAAAATCGCGACGTAGCCGTTGCCGGACCCGTCATGCACCCAAACCTGCGCCTTGCTGCGCCCGGACGGCTGAAGGTAGAGGCTGCCGGTGTACGTGATCGGCGAGGCCGCTTTGCCCCACGACTGACTAATAAAGTGCTGATTGTTGGCGGTGCTTTCGACGATTTTGTCGGCGGTAGCGGTTCCGTCCGGCGCCGTCGCAGCATTCGCCGTGACAGTGGTTTGAAATTTGGTCCACGTCGCGTTGTCGAGGGTCTGACTCTGCAACGCCAAGTTTGTGCGCGGGCCCTGATATTGCAATGCCGTGCCGCGGTAGTCGCCGAAGGTCACGTACACCGCGGGAGTGCCGTTCAAGTTTTGAACGGCTTCCGGCCAGCCTTGCCCGGTCGCGTCTTTGTAAGTCGCGCTAAGTTGAAACGCCCGCGTTGCGCCGTCGCCCGTGCCGAAGTTCTGCGCCGTGACGCTGTTGAAATACGGGTCGGTGTAAAGGAACGTGTCGAACCCGCCGTTGAGGGCGTTGAAAAAGCCGACGATGATTTTGAGGTCCGAGGTGGCGAGGTCGTCGCGCAGCACTTCGTAACTCAGTTCCCACACGATGCGCGGGTAAGCGCGCTTAGCGATGGCCGTCTCCTTTCCGGACATGGCCTCCTGTACCTGCGTGCGCCACTGCGGCGAACGGTTGGCGATGAGTTGGATTCCCTTGAGGCCGGTGGGGAAAACGAGATTCGACATTACTGCCCCCAACTACGGCGCACGGCCGCGCGTAGTTCCTTTTGGAACGCGTGCGAGTTCACCATCGACCTCACGCTCGCGCCGTCCACGGCCGACAGGTGCACATGAATCGGCGAGCTACCCATGCCGCCACCGCTCGCCAGCGATTCGCGCAGCGGGTCGGCAATGTGTGCGGGTAGGATCATTTCTCGCGCGTGCGTCTGCACGAGCGGGTTGACGCCGGACGGGATGTCAAAGCCACCGGAGGCCGCGAGGCCCGCACCGAACGCGAGGGCCGACGCCGACATCGCGGCACCGAAGGCCGGCGCACCGATGTCGATGGGCCAAGGAGCCGCGGCGAATGACGCGACGCCCGCAGCGCCCGCCTCGGCTGCGCGTGCGCCGATGTTGCTGGCGGCCTCGGACTTGACGCCGATCATATTCATAATGCGCTGTGCGAGCCACTTGGCGGCAATCTGCGCGAGGATCTGCGAAACGGTGTCAAGGATCGCGGAGAAAAGCCCGCGAATGGTTTGGCCGAGCGACTGCGTGCCCTTGAGGAACCCGGCCAGCACGTTCGCGAATCCCGACTGCAACCCTTGGTAAAACTGGGTGTAGTATTTTTGGCGCTCTTTGATTGTCGCGCGGTCGAGTTCCGACAGCTTCGCGGCGTGCTCTGTCTCTAGCGCCAGAATTTCCGCATTGATGGCCGCGAGCTTTTTGGGGTCGCGGTCGGGGTCGTTGGCCTCTAGCGTGAGCTTGTCGACGAGCGCGGCGCGCTTGATGTTGAACCGCTCGGCCTCGGCCTGCCGCTCGACTTCAAGCATTTGCGTTTCGGTGGCGCGTCCGAGGTCAACGAGCAGCCGCGCGTCGGCCACCCGGGCGTTGACATCCGCGAGCGCCACGTTGCGCTGCGCGGCGGCAGTCTGTTCCTTGAGCGCGAGCACGGTGGCCGCGGCCTGCCGCTCGGTGTCGACGACGGCCTTGAGGGCCTCTTTGTACTGCGTCGAGTTCTCGCCATAGATCCCCTTGAGGCGGTTGGCGAGGTCGCGCTCGACGGCGAGGCGCGCGTCGGTGTTGTTTTTGAAGGCCGCTTCCCGAACCTTATAGCTCGCAATTTCCTCGGCCCACGTCTGCCGGTCGATGGCGAGCTTGGTTTCGGCGACCTTCGTGTCGAGGGCTTTGTTCTCCTCGACGCTGTTACCCTTGGCTGCGCGCAACCGCTGCCAAAATTGCAACTCCATTTGCAGACTGTATTGGTGATCCTCGCCGCGCAGGCGCTCGGATTCCTGATAGCCCGCTTTCTCAATAGCGAGCCGCTCGGACCACTCGGACATGCGCGACTTGTTCGGGTCCTCGCTAGGGGCCTGCGCCTCAAACATCGGCTTAGAGTCGCCCGCCGGCTTGGCGAACAACTTGTCAATCATGCCCTGCGCTTTCTTCTCGATGGACCCGATATCGGCGTCCATGTCCGAGAGAATCTGACGAGCGCCGGAAAAGTCGCCGTGCAACGCCGCACCCGCTGCGGCCATGAGGCCGCCGATGTGCGTTCCGAGGGCGGCGAGCCCCGAGCCGAGATTGATGGCCACGACGGCGACATACTTGAGCGCCGTGCCGAATACCTCGCCGATCTGCGGAGCAACCGAAGCGAACGCGGTGCCCACGCTCGTCATCACCGGGAGCAGCGCATTGCCGAGTTGCAGCGTGAGCGACTTGCCGACGAGTTCCACGTCGGCCATCGACTCTTTGTACTTTTTCGCCATGGCCGCGCCCTCGGGCCCGACCTTGAGCCCGAGTTGTGTGGCGCGCGCTTCGGCCTCGGCCATTTGCTCGGCCGTTAGCTTCATCAGCGGCTTGACTTCCGCCCACGCCTTGCCGTAGGTCGCAAGGCCAAGGCGGTTTTGCTCAATGGGGTCGTGGATCGCGACTAGCTTGGCATTAAGGTCGGTCATCACATCGGCGAGTGGCCGATGCTTCCCCGCCGAGTCGAGCACGTCGACGCCGAGCTTGCGGAATGTCTCGGCGTGCGTCGATATCTGTTTAGACATCTTGACCGACGCACTGAGCACGGTGTCGTTTTCAACACCGATGCGGTGCAGAGCCACCTGCCATACGCTCGCTTGCTCGGTCGACACACCGAGGGCCTTGGCGAGTTTGAGCGATTCGGTTTGCCAGTCGCCGGCCGACTTGACGATTTTTTTGATGGCCTCGCCGCCCATCGCCATGCCGGCGAAGGCGGCGAACATCCCCGAAATCTTGCCGAGCGTCGATCCGATGGACTCGATGTGCGTTTTGATTTCGTTGACCGAGCCGCGCACCGATGCCTCGGCGCGCTGCATACCCGCGACTAGGCCCGACTCATCGGCACCAATGCCAAGTTTTACGTCGTCGTCTTTCGCCATGGGCAGAGCCCTTCCGGTATTGGTTTGCGCAACGTGCCCTCAACCGCGCCCGGTACAAGCGCGAGCGAGCCGGTATCATTCTCGTCGGTGCGGTTCGCCGCCTCGGTGCGCGGCTTGATGCCGAGGAACGATTGCACCATGTCGCGAAGTGCGGGCCGTTCCTTTTCATACCGGGCCAGTGCGACCATCGAGGGGATATCCCACTCGTGCCACGCTTGCAGCGGCGTGCACCCGGTAACGACAACGATGTGCGTGACTACATCGTCGATGTCGACGGATCGCTCGCCGCTGCTATCCGCCGCATCATTTTTCCCAACGATGCCGCCAGCCCCGAGACGTTGACGACGATGTCGAGCAAGTCGACGTAGTTGCCCGCGTCCACCCAGTCAAGCGCATCCTCGACGGTCACGTCGTCGTAATTGCGCCGCAGCGAGTGGTACACGAGCGTCGCCACAAACTCGATGTCGGGAATGGAGTTGCCTCCAAATACCGTGTTGAGTTCGTTGCGGTACTGTTTGAACGTCGCGGCATTGATGGGCGCGAGCACACGCTCGCGCCCACCGAGTTGCACCGCTGTGCCCGGAACCTTGAGCGTCATTCGGACACGGCCCAGTCGAACACGTTGCCCGACGAGTCGGCGAAGCCCTCGAAATCGAACTCAGGGAGCAGGAAGTCGTCGAGCTTGCTGGCGAGCGTGAGCTTGGTGCTGATGGCGTTGCGCAGGTAAATCGCAAGCGTTTTCCCGCTGTACGGGAAATAGAGGTCAGCCGAAAAGCTCGGCGCGTAGCCCATAAGCACGTTCTGCACCGTCGACTTTTTCGCCGTCGTGCTCGTGGCCGTGTACTGGTACGAAATAAACACGGTCTTTGTGGTGTCGGCCGACGCAAACGTATACACGCCCGCCGCCACGCTGTACTGCCCCGTCGCAGGCGCCGAGGCCACGCGCGTCATCGGCACGCCGTTGGAATCCTTGACACCGAGGTCACGCGCCCACGTACCGGAGCCCGGCACGCTCGGGGTGATCTGGTACGGGGTGCCCGGGATCGCAGCGCCCGTCGTGTCGTACACGTCCGACAGAATGCCGCTCGACACCGTCTGACCGAACACGACCGAATTGAGCAGCGCGCCGTTTAGCTGCGCGGCCTTGGCCTTGCCGGACACCTTGCCCTTGCCGCGGCCGACGGCCACCGGAAACTGGTTGGAGCCATACAGCGGCTTGTTTTCAAAACTGATGTCGAGCGACACCTCCTGCAACTTGCCGAACTCCACCGGGGTGGGGTTGGCGATGGCGGTGCCGGTCGAGTCCGTGAGGGGCGTGCCAATGAGTACACCGGCACCGAAAGCGAATTGCATGGCTATTTACCTCTAGGAAAGAATGGCCAACGACGTGGCCGGTGTGATGTATCGAAACCGATACCGAACCTCAACGATGCACGCCGACATGTCGGCGTTCTCAAAATCCCATTTGGTCGATTCCTCGACGATTCGCGCGCACAAGCCGCCGAGCGTTTGGTCGGCCGTGAGCGTGTTGTGCATCCGCTCGACCACGCCATCGGCAACCTTGTCGGGAATCTGGCCACGGGCGATGACCGTGACGACGACACCGAAGTCGCGCCGGACCATGCCGTTGGCTAGAAGCTCGGCGGATTCCTCCTCGGGGTGCGTGATGATCGCAGGCCCCTCGGCGCGGGCGAGCGCCGCCTCGCGCGAGCGCCATGACGTGACGCCGCTCCCGAGCTTGTCGAATTTCGCTTGCAGCGCGGCGAGGATGTTTTCGCGGTTGCTCATCGCTGCACCTGCGTACGCTGCAACTCGGCGACGCGCGTGGCGCCGTCGTCGATATTGCTGACCGTCTGTACTTCAAACTCCTCACCCTCGACGGCGATGAGGTCGCCGTGCGCGAGGTCGGGAAAGTCGGCCGTGATGTAGGTGATGGCGTGGCCGGTGGTCTGCACCCGCTGCGCCATGATGTCGGAATCGGGCGCCCACCGAAGCACGCGCGCCCGTGCGTCACCGGCCACGGCTTCAACGCCGAAGTCGGCAAAATACAGGGTCAAATCTTCGGTCATCGGGGGGCGCTCGGGTTAAACGAGCGGGTCGGCCGGGGGCGCTTCCGGTGCGACATACTCATCGGCGGCACCGACCGCGATGAGTGCGTCGGCCGCGTCGGCGTCCATATCGAACCGCTCCCCGGCCGCGATGAGCGTGACGGTGTTGACGCCCTTGGCGTCGACCTCGCCCCGCGCGATGGCCATGTGCGCGATGTACGGGCCATCCGCTGCAATCTTGGTCTGCATTGGCGTGTTTCCTCGCTAGGCAAAAAGACGGGGCCCCGTGAGGGGCCCCGAAGTGGTGGCGATTAAGGGGGGTACTTACGCCACTGCGTTCTGCCAGAAGTACGCCACGTCCGGCGCAGCGATGACCTCACTGACCGACTCACCGACGCGCACGCGAGTGCCGCCGCGGAGGCCGACATTGGGGTCACGCTCGATGGTGCCGGCGATGCGGTCGCCCCACTGAGCCGTAAATCCGAACGTCACATCACGGACGCTCGTGACGCTCGGCGCGCGGTAGTAGAGCAACGCGTGCTTGCCCCACAGACGCGAAAGCGCGGCCGACTGGCCGGGCTTCGCGCTGTTGTACCAAGCCGGGCCGACGATGACCTCGTCGATTTCGAGCAGCGCCGCGAGCGCCTGACGCTGCACGATGGAGCCCGACGGGCTGGCGCCGCCAGCCTGTCCACCGAGCGGGTACACAGCCGCCGTCACCTTCGGATGCTGCCTCATCGCCGTCCACACCGCCTGACCGAGCACGAGCACGTTGGGGCGCACAACCGGAACGTCGAGCGCGGCCATGAGCGTCGTGATGGGGTTGGAGCTGGTGTAATCCGACCACTGCGTCGTGCCCGAAAGCGTCGTCTTGTTCGCGGCCGGGTACGTCGCGGCGTTGAACAACAGGTTGGCTGCGCGGGCCTCACGGTCGAGCGCCACGAGGTCCGTGAGCAGCATGGTGCTGCGGGCCTGCGGGTCGATGGGCATGACGCCCTGCGTTTTCTGCGCCGCCTCGGCGTTGAGGATGTCCGAAACGGGGATCGCATCCTCAAGGCCGTAGTCGACACAGATGCCCGACGTTTCGGTCGCGCTCCAGTCAATCTGACCGGGCGCGCTGCGACGACCGACGCGGGTGTCGGGGATGGTGAAGCCGTCCGCGAGCGTGTACTTGCTCCACTTGAACACGGACGATTCGACCGGGACGCGCGGGAGCACGTCGTCGGCAATGAACTTCTGATTGCGGTACGTCAGCGAAATCGCCGTCAACCGCGGCTGAATAACAAACGGTGCCTGTGACATTTGAAATTACCTCAATGAAAAATGGTTGACGGTTAGCCCTGCATCGAGCCGAGGCCGACCCAAACGGGGATGATGTCGCCGGACACGCCGGAAATCATCGCGACACCGACGATGCGGTTGTTGGTGCCGGCCGACGGCGCAGCGGCGACGCCGTTGCCCGATGCGTCCGACGTGACGAGCGCGCCGCGCGTGACGGTGCCGCCGAGCTTGAGGTCGACGACGCCGAGGAGCACAACGTCGACGCGCTCACCCGACGACGCGCCCACTTCCATGGTCACGCCGACAATCGAGTCGGTCGCCGCGCCGGCCTGCAAAACGTCGTAATCGTTCGATCCCGCCTTGACGATGCTGTTGGCCGCAATCGTGCCGCCAGCGTTGAAGCTCTTTGCGAGCAAAACATTGTTGGACATGGTCTGAGTTCCTTATGCGAAATGGGGTTAGACCTTGGCCCGCGCGAGCACTCGCGCGACGGCCTCGGCCTCGGTGAGCTTCACGCCGCGCACTGCCTCGGTGTCCATGAGGGCACGGGCCTCGCGGGAAACGTGGTGATAGTCGATGGCGTCGTCGCCCTTGGCCGCATCCGCAGCCGGCGCCGCAGCAACGACAACCTCGGCCGCGTCGGCCTTGATCGCCGCGAGCTTGGCCGCCTTGGCCTCGGCCTCGGCCTCGGCCTTTGCCGCTGCCTGCGCGTCGACCGCGGCCAAAATCCTCAGCGCCGCCTCGGGCGCCGTGGTCTTTCCGTCGGCAATGAGTTCGGCGACAAGGGCCTCGCAGCCCGGCCGCGTCAACTTCTGAATGGCGGCGATGCGCTCCCGCTCCGCGGTCGCGAATGCCTGCGCGACATCGGGGGCCTCGGCGCGCACCTGTTCAATGGTGAGCATGGTGGAAACCTCGTGATTGATAGTTGAATCGACAGCGACCACGGGCACACCGGCACCGACGGCCTCGAAAGTGTCGTTGCGCTCGTCGTCATCCGACTCCGAATCGCCCGACAGTTCAGCAATGACATCGGCGAGCGTGGAAACACCGTCCGCGAGCCCCGCGTCAATTGCCTTGCGACCGAGGAACACCCGCCCCTCGGCCATGTCCTGCGCGACAGCGTCGACCGACACGCCGCGATTGCGAGCCACAGCGCCGAGGAAAACGGCGTACATGTGGTCGACTTGAGCTTGCATGATGCTTTCGCCAGCACCGAGCGGCGCGTGCGGTGAGCCCGTGCCCTTGTACTTGCCGGCCTTGATTTCGGTAACGCGCACGCCGCGCTGCGCCTCGGCAAACGATTGGTCGACGTGCGTGGCAATGACGCCGATGGAGCCAACCTGCGCGGTGTCACCCCCGACGACGACCTTGTCGCACGCACTCGCAATCCAGTACGCCGCCGAGCAACAAGTGCCGTCGACGTACGCGATGGTGGGCTTGGTGCCGCGCGCCGCATAGATTTGGTCGGCGAGGGCCTGCGTGCCGTCCACCGTTCCGCCCGGCGAGTCCACCGCGAGCACGATGGCCTTGACGCTGTCGTCGGCGAGGGCTTCGGCAAACTGCTGGCCCACAATCTGCGACGACGTGCCGCCCGAAATCTGCGTCATCAGGTTTGCGCGCTTGGCAATGACGCCGTCGAGCGCGATGACGGCCACGCCGTCGGGCGTGACCTGCATTGGCTGGCGCGTGTTGTTGAGCGGGCGACCGATGCGGGCCTCGATGCCCTGTAGGTCGATCTTTTCGCCGCGCATGTGCCGGGCATAGATTCCCTGCACCTCCTCGAACATGGCGGGCTCGATGGCCCACGGTGCGGCCACGATGTCGCGCAACTGCATTGCGGTTTCTCCGTTACTTGTTGGGTGCGGTCGGGGCCGCCGGCTTGGTCGGCCCCTGCGCCGGCTTCGCAGGGCCTTGCGTGGGCTGCCCCGGGGCCCCGGGGACGCCCTGCGGGGGCTCCCCGTTCGGGTCCACCGGCACGCCTTTGGCGTCGGGCAGCAACGGCCGCAGCTTGGCGTCGGTGAGTTCCTTTTCCTCGGCCGCGCGGGCCGCGACCACGTCGCGCCAGTCCTGCCCCGTGAGTTGGGTGGTTTCGTCGGCGTAGCTCGTGAGCACGAGCGCGAGCCGCTTTTCGGCCGCCATGGCCTCTTTCAGCGGGTCAATCTGGCCCTGCGTGTCGCCGATCCACTCGGCGCGCAGGTAGGCCGCGCGGCGCTCCGGGTCGTCAAAATATCCCTCGGCGTCTATGCGCCCGCTGGCAACGGCCTCGTCGAGCCACGCCTCGTACACCGGGGAGCAGAACATCGCAGCGAGCCACGCGCGCCGGCCCTTGTAGAACCGCCACGCATCGAGCAGCGCCGCGCGGCTCGCGCTGTAGCTCGATGAAAAGTGCTTGATGAGAATTTCAAACGGCAACTCAAGCGCGCTGCCAATCTGGCGAAGCAACGCTTGCACGAACGGGTCGAACGCCGTATTGGGGCGGCCCGGGTTCGCAAAGCTCACATCATCGCCCGGGTTGAGGTCGACAATGGCACCGGAGCCGAGGCGCAGGTTGTCGCCAGTCTGCGCGGGGCTCGTGGCTTGGTTGCCGTCGCTGCCCACGCCGAGGCCAAAGCCCGACTCACTCTTAACGAACACGGTAAACATCGACGACACGAGCGCCGCGCGCAGTTCGCCGTCGGTGTAGTCGCCGAGTTGCTTGAGTGTCTCGATGACGGGCGACAGGTACGGCAAGCCGCGCGGCTGGCCGGGGCGCAGCTTGTCATAGAGGTGAATGATGTTCCGCCGGCCAGTCCGCCGGCCGAACGCGGGCACGATGTCCCAAGTGAACGAGCCCGGCGACAGCATCCCGCCCGGGTGCTGTCGCAGGATGTGGTACTCGATGGGCTCGCCAAACTTGCCGCGCTTGATGCCACCGAAAAGGTCGATGGTGTCGGCGATGAGCTTGTTGTTGACGAGCCTGTCGGCCTCGATCAATTGCACTTTCGTGTCGTACGGGCAGCCGACGCGCGGCACCATCGGCAGCGCCGCAAACGTGTCACCCGACTCAAGCGCCGAGCGGAACGCAAGCGACTGTAGACCGAACCAATCGAGCGTTGCCTCGGCGTCGCAGGCGCGCGGGTTGTCGGCCCACAAACTAAATTCCCGTTCCGTGTGCCGCTGCCATTTCTGTGCCGCCTCGGGCGACAGTCCAAGCGCCTCGGCGTCGATGCGCGAGCGCAGCACGAGCCCGGTGCCGACGGCCGACGTGACGACCGTATTGATGGCGCCGCGGGCGAGCGGGTTGTTGCGCTGTAGGTCGCGGCTACGGTTGCGCAGCCAGCGCCTATCAATCATCGAATCCGTTTCAGGCGAACCGCCGAACGGCACCCAATTGGCCGTTTGCAGCCGCGTAAGCGAGCCGCCCGCCCATGCGCCAGCAATGGCCATTTGCGTGCGCGCCTTGAGCCGCGCGACGCCCGCCTCGGGGCTCACGTAGGCAACGACCTTGTCGAGTAGTGTGGGCTTCACGGTTACACCGTCGGATACGTGACGCGCAGGCCGCCACCGCGCGACAACTGCGCAACTTGGCGATTCCAGTGCATGATGTTGTTGCGGATTTCCGCGGCGTTGGCCCGCGTCAACGTTCGCTGCCCGATGGTGTACGACTGGCCGCCTGCCACAGCGAGGTCGGCCGCGAGCCACGCGGCTAGATGTTCCTGCGCCTGCGCTAGTGTGTATCCGGCCATGTGGGCCCTCGCTAGTTAGATGCCGGGCGACAGAACGCGCCGACGGCGTGCCGTCGACGGCGCCCCGGGCGTGCTCGTCGGTTCCTCGCGCCGCTCGTCGAACGCTTTGGCCCACTCGGGCGGTGCGCGCCAGTCGATTGCCTCGCCGCCGAGCACGATGACGGCGGCGCGGTTGTAAACGTGCAAGTCGAATGCCTCGTTGCGCTCGCCGGGCTTGCGCTCCCAACCCTTCGGCGTGCGCACCTCGGCGCTCATCTCATCGAAGTACGGCCGGTCAACCCACTGCGGGATGTGGTGGTATCCCGGCCCGGGCTCAGTGCGCCCGAGGTCGCCACTCACGCCGTCTTTGAGCGTGTTGGTGGCCACGAGCCATACGGGCACGTCGCCCTTGCTGCCGGCGCTTCGATCCTTGCGGCCTCGGCTGTCCGGCCACGTCAACACGCACCGCGCGGCGTCTTTCGCACCCGTGCCCTTGATGAGCATGAATTGTTTGCCGAGGCCCTTGCCCCGACAGTGCCGCCAAAACTTGTACGCGTTGTCGGTGACGCCGTCCCGGCCGCCCGAGTCGCACATCGTCACGAGTACGCGAAGCTCGCGCCCGGGCTGGCCGTCCACCGGGTAGCGCCGCCCGATGACTTGGCTTTCGAGCGTGAGCCAATCCTCGACGTACGACGAGGGATCAAGCGCCGCCGTGCGGTCGCCCTCGGGGCGAAGGCTCGACGTGATGACAAACCGGTCGACGAGCCACGACTCAAGCGCCTCGCCCCACCCGAACACCTCGACGACAAACCGGTTGGCCTGCACGTCGACCGCGGCCGTCAGGAACCGCACGCCGGCCGGCACCGTGCCCTTGGGCCACGGCTCCATGCGCCGCAGTAGGTCGTCGGCCGTGCGCCGCTTGGCCGCCGCACGGGGCAGGTACGGGGCCCCTTGGTCGGTGTTGGTCGTGGCCTTGAGCGGCATCTCGTCGCCCGTGCGGGCGTACGTGGCCACCGCTTGCAGGTACTTGAGCACGATGCCGTCCCACCGCTGATAGGCGGCAGCACAGCCCCCGAGCCAATACGACGCGATGTTTGACCGACGGCGCTCGCCCTCGACCACGCCGGCCGAGTTCACCCGCTGGCCCTCGTGCACCCACCGGCCGCGGGCATTCATCGCCGCGCGGTCGGCCATGTCGTGCACGCCGCCGCACTTGCGGCAGACCACCCGCGCGAACGTCTCGGCGAGCGCCATGATGTCCTGCGACTGCACCGACTCGACAAGCTCGTCAAACCCGGGCAAGTCGAACGGCTCAAGCCCCGGGGCGGCCTCGCTGTACTCGCCGCAGTGCTTGCATGGCCAGTACCACCGGGCGCGCGTGCCCCGGTTGTACAGGCTCAGAATGCCGCGGGCGGGCGGCGCCTCGTGCGGCGTGCTCGGCCGCCAGCGGGGGTCAAGATAATCCTCTCCCGGGCTCGACTCCGCGAGGCACTTGCCCCGGCTCATGTACGTTTCAGTGCGTTTCGCTGCGAGGTCCCACATGGGGCCCTCACCGTCCACGTTGTCGCGATTCTCGGGCCGGTCGTAATCCGTTATAAAAACGTATTGCAGCGTTTTGCTAGATAGCTGCGACACCGCCGGCCAACCGAGCTTGAGCACGATGCCCGAGCGAAAAAATTTGTCGTACGTGTTGTCATCGCGCGCCCGCGGGCTCAGGCGCTCAGCCAATGCCGGCGAGTTCCTGATAGCCCGGTCGAGGTCGGTGCGCGAGAAATCCCGCGCCGCGTCCTGAGACATTTGCACGACAAGCGTATCGCCCGGCGCGCACGTCACGATGTACGTGACACCGCCGAGAATCAAAGACATCGTCTTACCGGTGCGCGCCGGCCCGACAAACACGACGCCCGTGTAGCGCCGGCCACCGAGCACGTCGAGCGGCTCGGTGAGCATCGGCGTGAGGTCCGGCGACCACGGGCCTTTTTCCGTGAGCAAGTGCCGCGTCGCAGCCACGCTCGGGCTCACCCGGCGAGGCGCGCGCACAAGCTCGGCGACCTGTCGCCGCACGTCGATGTCGCGGGCGAACGTCATATCAAGTCGGCAGCGTCGTCGCGCTCGGCGACGAGGCGCTTGTACAGTTCCTCGCGCACCGTATCGAGCGCACGCTCAACGCGTGAAAGCATGTCCGGGCTTGCGCCGCACTCGCGCTCCAAAATGTCGGGCAGCGTGTCGAACAACTGCGCGACGTGTTTGAACGCGTGGGCATAGCCCGCTTCTGTTTCTAGTCGCGGGATGACTTCGCGCAACTCTAGTTGCAGTTCCAGTTTTTCCCGCTCGGCCTTGTAGTGCGCATTGCGCTCGAAAGGCCGCAGCTTTTCCGGGTCAATCTTGCCGTCGGCCGTCGACACCGCCGCGCGGTAGAGGTCGCGCAACCGATAGAGCGGGAAGCCGCGGAACTCGCCGGACGGTTCCGCATTGATGGCGCGCAGTCTGTCGCGCACCGTCGCGGCGTCAAAGCCCAACTCATCGGCGAACGTCGCCGCCGACATGTGCGCGCCCGTGACGGGCGTATGCGTGCGCAGCCGCGGCGCGTCCGCATCCGTTTCTTTTGCGTTTTTCGATTTGGCAGCCGCTTGCGGCGCCTTTTTGCGGCCTGCGGCCATTCGTAAGTGCCTGTTTTTGCGGATTGGGGCGTTGCCTATGCCCCGCGAAAATTAGCGAAAACCGGGCGGTCTTGGCCT